CTGCAACTCTTCGGCGGCGGGACCGATGCGGCAATCCTTGTTTGGGCCATCGGTCGTGAGCCCGAGGAACCCACGTGTGTTTGCCCATCGGACGCAGCAGCGAGCACGCTTGAGTGTGATCACGTCGCCGCTGGTGTCGGTCGCATACCCGAAGAACACGCCGCGATGCTCGGTCGTGACCAGCACCGCGCGTTCTTCACTGTTCGTCTTTTTCTGTGCCATGTTCGTTTCCTATTTGGGTTGTCAGTTAAAAATGTCCAACTTCGTTCGTGTTACCGAGTCTTCAGCGTCAGCGTGACCTTGCGCCCGATGTAGTAGGCGCGTCGGTTCGGCAGCGTCTCGGGCACGTCGATGACAGCCTTCAGGAAGGGGCGCCAGTCGGCGTCCATCTCGGACTTGCCCTGCAGCGTGACGCGCAGGGAATCACCAATCGTTTCTACTGCCAGGACTTCACTATTGATTTTCATGTTTGCTACTCAGGTGGCGCTCTATGAAAAGCTCTCGCAGACAACTGCTACGAGCTTGATCTCATGGGTTGGATTGGCTTCACACTGCCGGTCGTAGAATTTCTCGGCTGCGTCCCAGCTGCTGAAGGACTCCGATTCCTGAGTCTTCACATTCAGCACTTCGTAGCGCTGCACGAGGATTGTTTCTATTCCGACTGGCATGAGAGCTGATCCTGATTTGTGCGGTGACCTAGCGGCCGTCGATGAGATTCATGCGCTCGATGAAGTTCATGCCGCGAGTAGCAAGCGCAAACTGACGATCGCTGTAGCTCGTAAGATCGGCCGCGAGTTCGTTCATAACGGCGGCATCGCGACTGTCTCCATCGCGCATGAACTCAACCGAGGCGGGCTGTGGCGAAATGATGTCGCTGTCTTCTTCAGTGATAATCGTGGTACGCATCGTCATCTCCCGATCTGTTAGTAACTGCGTGGGGTCATTCGCGGCATGGGTGAACGATAAGGGACGCATTGTCCCCGTGTCAAGGACTATTTGTCCCCTATGAGGTAGATAATCGACGGGAATAAAAAACCCGGCGCTTGGCCGGGTTTGGTGGAGGGGGGGGTTATTGGGGAGTCAAGTCAGGCCGTCTTCCGGAGGACCTTCGGCATGACCTTGAAGAAGTAGTTGGCGTCCTGCCCGGTCAGCTCGCACGCCCCTGGAATGTATTGGTGCGGCATGGGTGTCCTGCCGCTCTCCCATTTCTTGTAGCGCTCTAACGGTACATTGAGCGCAGTGGCGAATTCCTGCTGCGTTTCGTAGCCCGCAGCGATCCGGGCAGCCTTTAACCGCTCGGCGAATTCGCTCTTGAATTTGGTCGGTGCAACTGCTCTTCCCATGGGACACATTGTCCTGGTGGGCTTCCGAACAGTCACGGGAATCTTAGATGCTGCTTGACGGGAATAATTGTCCCCGGCAATATCGGGGACGTGAAGTCCCTTACCCTGAAAACTGTATTCACTTGGTGGGCTGACGATCCCGCTGCCCTGGCCTCCGACATTGGGCAGAAGTACGAGACCGTCAAGAAGTGGCGGCAACGTAGCCGTATCCCTGATGAGCACTGGCCCGCCCTCATTCTTGCCGCGAGGGCGAAGGGGAAGGATTTGAGCGCTGATGATCTGCTCGCCATGCACGAGCGTGCGCGTCGCTCGGCGGCGTGACTTCAATGAAATGACCTTCGCAAGTTGCAACCGTGCCCGACTGTCCCGCTTCATCCCAAGCCCCCCTATGTTGAACGCGCAACAAAAGTGTCACGTCAACATTGTCTCCGCAAGCGGACATATTGCTGGGCTTAACAGTTGCGATGTTTTCCTGCGTGAAAACCCCCAGATCAGCGCAAACAATGCGACGAGCATCGCAGCAATTCGTCGATTTGGTGGCCGTCAAAAAAATGTTGCGCGCCGTGACGGTGCGCAATCTAAACAAACGTTCGTCACTGTTCATATTTGGCGGGCCGCGTGATGGAACAAACACTCGTGCCGGATTTCCAGGATCAGCAGGCTCATGAAGCTGAGTTGGTCCGTATAAAGACGTTCTTCCTTGGCGTTGGAATGTTCCCGGGTGGGGCGTGTTGGTTCTGGCAGGGTCGTCAAAACAGTGACAAGTACGGGCTCATCCGCCTGGATGGAATGTATCTGCTCGCTCACCGCGTTTCGTATGAGCTTTTTCGCGGCCAAATTCCAGACGGAATGGTCATTTGCCATGCCTGTGACACCCCGCTTTGCGTAAACCCTGGCCATCTCTTTGTTGGCACTCTCGCCGACAACGCTCGCGATAGGGAGTGGAAGCTCCGCGGTCGGCATCTGGCTGCTGTTGAATCTGGTCATTTCGGTCTCGTAAGAAACATCGACATCAGGCGCTCCCTTAAGCGCCCTGTCAGTGAGTGCATTACGCCTGATGTGAGTTGTGTGTTCCAAACTGCGTTTCATACGGTTTCATAACCATGGAGCAACTGCCGCTAGTTCAAGACGTTATGCCTCCGCACCTCGCGGCCGCAAAGCGTGACGTCGATGCGATCGCAGACAATTACAAGGAAGCGGCCGAGATCATCTGGCCAGGCGATCCGCTGAAAGGACAGAAGCGCCTCAGCAACGCGCTCAACGGCGGGCAAGCTCAGAAACTGGACCTGCACGAATACAAAGCGATTGCCGATGCGGCCGCTTTGCGGGTCGGCAGATCTCACATCGCCGAGTATTTCACCTTCGGTTTGCCTTGCGACTTCAAGTGGGTACCACGCGAGGTAATGGTTGAGCGGGCGAAGCTGGAGATTGCCGGCATATCGAATCAACTCAATGCCGCCGTAAGCCGTGCTGAGAAGTGGCTCGGGATGGCCAAATGATCTCCCCAACCCGCGCAATTTCCCCCTGCGCGGACTTAGCGCCGGTGCCCACGGCCGGCGCTCTTTCTCCTCCTGATCAAATTGGCACGTGGACTCACATCAGTCTCGGCTTGGGGCTGGCGGTGTGGGATGCGGCCAACCGGTCGAAGGATCGCCAGGACGAAGCGCTCGACGCGATGAGAGTCAGCAACGGAATGACGCTGGATCAATTCTTGGAATCAGCACGATGAAATCCAACCTTCCAGTTCCGACGGCGAAGAACATCAATGATGCGCATCGGTGCGCCAAGGAAAGCGCGGAGAACGCTGTCGAGTGGGCAATGAAGTGCGGCCAATTACTTGCGGCAAAGAAGGCCGAGATCGGACGCGGCAATTTTGATCGATGGGTCGCAGATAACTGCGAGTTTGGGCGATCATCTGCTTACGCCTATATGAAGGTCGCAGAGAAATCGTCCAGAGGTCTGGACGATTTGCGATCCATCCAGCAGGCACTCGGCTATGACAGGCCAAAGCCTAAAACAGTTACCCCAAAGGGGGCGGTCTCAGTTGTGAAGGCTCCGCGCGACGGCGCGACAGCTACTGAGGAAACCGGCGACGACCGGCCCGCCGCCTCCGTGACGCCGCCCGAAAGGGCAAGCCAACCCCCGGGTGCGGAGGTCCGCCCCGGGGCGCGGCCGGTGGAGCTTACATCCGAGCAGAAGCGCGTCGCTCAGCAGGTTCGTGATTCTGTCAAGCGTCAGCAAGCTCAGGCTGATGATGATGACGCGCCCGAGCGCCCGAGCGAAGAAGAATTCGCCGCTATCGATCGAGAGATTCAGGAATCAGAGGCTCGGGTTCTCCGCGCCGATGATGTGACGGTCGGGTACCACGACGAGCTGAAGCGGCAGGCCGCTGAAATCGCAGTGTTGAAGATCTCGCGCGATGGCTACATGCGCGGTAAAGATGAAGTGACAAGGCTGTTGCAGGCCGAGCAGCGCAAGGTCGCCAAGCTCGAAAAGGAAAACAAGAGCCTGCGAGAGCGTCTCGGCGTGGAGGGCAAGGCAGCATGAACGGCCAACTCTTCGAGCCCGACTTCTCTGCGGTCAAGATGCCGGAGCCGCGCGCATGTCAGACGCGTGCAATCGAGCAGCTGCGCAACGGGTTCCGCGCCGGCCACCGTCAACAGATCCTCGTGATGCCCACCGGGTCGGGCAAAACCATCACGGCGATGATGTTGATCCATGAGTCGCTGAAGAAGGGCAAGCGCGCGACGTTCGTTTGTGATCGAACTGCGCTCATCAATCAAACCAGTGCTGTGGCAGATGGGCTCGGGCTGACATGTCACGCGATCGTCCAGGCGAATCATCCGCGCCGTGACAACTCAATGCCGCTGCAGATCGCTAGCATCCAAACAATCCAGGCGCGGGGCTACTGGCCGGAAGGTGATCTTTTCGTGCTGGACGAGGCGCATACCGTTTATGCCGCTGCCGCCGAGATGCTGGAGAGCCGGCGCGCGACGGTACTTGGGCTCACCGCCACGCCGTGCACTGCTGGACTTGGCAAGCTCTATTCGAACGTCGTCAACGCCGCGACGATGGATGAGCTGACACGGGAAAAGATCCTCGTCCCGCTGCGTATCCTGACCTGCGTGACTCCGGACATGGCCGGCGCCAAGACGTCAGGCGGCGAGTGGACCGCGAAGGCCGCGTCCGAGCGCGAGCTAACCATCGTCGGCGACGTGGTGGCCGAATGGGTCAAGCATGGCGAAGGTCGCAAGACGATCGCATTCGGTGCCGATATCGCTTACTGCGAAGAGCTGGTGCGCCGATTCAACGAGATCGGCATCTATGCGGCTTGTTACACCTCGGAGACGCCGGATGATGAGCGCGCCGAGCTCGTGCGCGAGTTCAGCAAGCCTGATTCGTCGATCCGCATCCTGGCGTCTGTCTCCGCACTGGCAAAGGGCTTCGATGTAAAGGACGTCGGCTGCATCATCGACGCTCGGCCGCTGCGCAAATCTCTCTCAGAAGTCATCCAGATGTGGGGCCGAGGTCTGCGCTCCTCTCCGGAGACAGACAAGCGCGATTGCATCCTGCTCGACCACTCCGGCAACGCGTTGCGCTTTCATGACGACTTCACCGACGTGTATTTCAACGGCTTTGGCGAGCTGTCATCGGCAGAGAAGATGGACAGCAAGCCACGGGCAGAGCCCGAAGACTTCGAGCCGGCTGGCTGCCCACAGTGCAAGCGCAAGCCGTTTCGCAAGCGCTGCCTCGCTTGTGGATTCGAGAAGGCATCGCAGACTCTGGTCGATTCAACGCCTGGCCAAATGCATGAGATCTTGATCGGCAAGAAGAAGGCAGCAGCAAGCGAAGCAGATCTTTGGGCACAACTTTGCACATATGCTCGAACAAACTTGAGCAGTGAGAAGAAGGCTGGCTGGTGTTTCTATAAGTTCCAAGACATCGTCGGCAAGAAACCGCCGCGTTCATTCTCGTTTGATACGGCGCCAGATGTGCCTGTGAGCCCGGCGCTGATCGGCAAGCTTAAGAGCATGCGCATTGCGTACATCAAGGGACGCGCGGCATGAATCTCAGCCAAGCCATCGCAGCCGCCGGCATGACGCCGCCCGCCCGGATCGTTTCGGGTCGGTGGATGCGCTTCCCTGGCGTGGGCAAAGGCCGATCGAACCGCTCCGGCTGGTGCAAGCTCATCACGCCCACCCTGGCAGTCTTCGGCGACTGGTCCAGCGATTTCAGCGCGACATGGCACGACGAAGCACAAGTCGATGCCGAGACGGCGGCAAAGCAACTGGAGAAGGCGAGGGCGCAGGCTCGAGAGTACGCGCGTCAGCAGCGCCAGCATCAGGCAAGGGCTGCGGATACAGCCGCGCGGATGATTCGCGAGGCCACCATGAGCACGCATCCATATCTCGTGCGCAAGGGCTTCCCGAATCTGCTGGGGCTGGTGCATCAGGACAAGTTGCTCGTGCCGGTCCGTGATGCGACCGATTACGCCAGCATCATCAGCGTGCAAACGATCGACGCGAACGGCGTAAAGAAATTCCTGCCCGGCGGCCGCACGAGATGCGGTGTGTATCGCATTGGCGTCATTCCCGGCCACGCTCGGCGCGTCGTGCTGTGCGAGGGCTATGCAACCGCGCTGAGCATCCATGCGGCGCTCCAGCGGCTTCCTGGGCCGAATGCGGTCATCGTTTGCTTCAGCGCGGGCAATCTCGAAACAGTCGCGAAATATTTCCCGGCTGCGCTCGTGGCCGCCGACCACGATGAGTCGAAGCGAGGCGAGCAAGCGGCGATCGCAACCGGGCTCAAGTGGTGCATGCCGCCGGAGATCGGCGATTTCAACGACATGGATCAAAAGCATGGATTGCATGCGGTGATAGAGGTGTTACGCAATGCGGGTCATTGATTACCTCTGCTTCAAGTACGAAGTGACGAAGCCAACGACGATGCTTGGCGTCGAGCAAAAGGTGTTCGGAATTCCGAAGCTGACCACTGGTTGGCTTGAAAAGTACGGACACATCGAGATCACCCCGAATATGGCAAAGCGCCTGAAGTTCGAACTCAATCGAGTCATTGAGAAAAGAACGAAGCGCTCGGTTCTAGATGGCGCTCGCCGTGGCTTGGAGGCACTTGACAAGGCATGGCTTGAGATCAAGCGCAAGCCCAATGCTGAAGACGCGGCATTTCTCCAGTCCAAGGCATGGAAAAGACTCCGACTACAGGCGCTTAAGCTGCATGGCTCGAAGTGCCAAGCATGCGGCGCCACGCCGGCCAATGGCGCAGTGCTGAACGTGGATCACATCAAGCCACGCCTGTTGTTTCCGTCGCTCGCATTGAGCATCGACAACCTTCAGGTGCTTTGCTCCGACTGTAACGAGGGCAAAGGCAATTGGGACATGACCGACTTTCGATTCTCTCGCCCCGAGCGGGTGGAGTAGTGGTCCCGCGCCCTCGACACGGCGCGATATCAAATCTGTCGGTTCGTCGGGGCTATCGGGTGTCCCAGGGGCGAACCAAAGAACTGCCTGGGTATCCCGTGTGGGTCTGAGAGGTGCTTACTCTCGAAGAGCCAACCGCCTTTTTCGCTATTTTTTGCGATTGGGGGTAGGGGGCTCTTTGGGCCATCCAGGTGCTGAGAGCTTTGAATTGAAAGCTCTGATTCTTCTCTTAGGGTAGATGAGGCTTGAAATGGATAGCGGAAACCGTGGACGAATTTCGCAGCGATTGCGGCAACTATCGGGTACGCGGCGGTTTCGTGGACGGAAATTTCTGGCGCGCGACACACGTGCCTAGCGGGCAGTTGATCGTGGCAAGTAGTGACAAAGAGTTTGTGAAGTTGCGATGTGAGATTCATTGTTCGACGGAAGAGGCGCGTGACATATGTCGGAAACACCAAGCGAGCCGAATGTGAGCAGCAAGGTCAATCACTACGCGGGCCTGCGCGGTAGCCGCTTTTTCCGATCCAAGTACCAGGGTTGCGAGTACAGCAAGATTCGCGGGCTCACTGTGCGATTGCTGACTCAAGCCGAGATTGCTGAGTTCAGAGCTCACGTTGAGAAGGCGATGAATCGACAGCCGCGGAGATCCACGTGAAACATCCTATTTCCCACATCGACGAAGAAGTGCGCGTGGGCCCTGCTGCCTACGACCGCCGCATGATCGGGCGCATGTGCACGATCGTGCTGGAGAGCACGTTGCGCAAAGTGTGGGAGCGCGCGGCCGCTGGGTCGACTGCGCTTGGCAGCCCGAGGCGGGAGGCGCGATGAGTGACTTTACATGGCTGATGTTGCTGATGATGGTTGCGATCGTTGTGACCTGTGCGCCGGACATCATTCGGGCATGGCGAGGTGAACGTGATGACGATTGAGCGTGGCACGACAAAGGAGCGAGCCACCTCAACGACCGGAGCGAGATGAACAGCGTTCGCATGAAGGCGGAAATCTATCGTGAGTTCGGCTGGCGCTCGAATCGTCGCGCCGACAAGCCACTCGTGCATTGCTACGCCTCTCCGCGGTACTTCGGAAATGGAGCGGTCAGCCGACTGCGACCAATGCTGGCGTATGAAGGGCTTCGCGATGGCTGCATGTTATGGGCCGGCGGCACGCCTCGTTGGTGGGGCCGTCACACTCAGGGAGCCGGCGATGCTCCGGGGGCGGAATGAGCCTCAACCGTTACGCGAAGCGGCGCGATGAAAACGAGCCGGAGATCGTGCGCGCGTTGCGCGACATCGGCGCAACCATCAAGCGCCTGGATGATATCGATCTGCTCGTCGGCTGGCGCGGACGCAACTATTTGCTTGAGGTCAAGGTCGAGAAAGGCCCGCTCAAGCGGTCCCAGGAAGACATGGTTCGCACCTGGCGCGGCCAATACGAGATCGTCCGATCGGTCGACGAAGCTCTGCGGGCAATAGGCGCCACATGACCGAGCCCAGCAACCGCGGCCGCAATGGTCTCATCGCCTGCGCGATCGTTATCGCCCTCGTTGCTATCGCCTACGGAATCAGTCATGCGCTACTGCCCCAGACACCATCGGTCAGACCTTTGGACGTGCGTGGCTCGATTGCTGGTGTATCTCGGTGCTTTCATCGTGATCATTGTCGGTATGTTCAAGTTTTGAAACACACGGCTGACATTTTCTCCCCTGCGTCAGTCGTTACTTGCCCCGGCTGAAATACGCCGGGGCGTTTTTAGGAGTTGCGTCATGAAGTGCCCAGCCTGTAATCATCACTTCCAGACCAAGAAGGTTGTAGCGGTCGAGCACAACGGCGAGCCCGTAAGCCTGCTGGAGTTATCGAAACTCACTGGTATTGCATACTCGACGCTCATCAACCGCTATCGTCGCGGCAACAGAGGTGCCGAATTGGTGAGATCCGTTGAAGCGAAGTACGCGCATACGAGGTGACAGATGCAAACAAACATCCGACTCAGTACGATACTCACGCCTCGCCGCGAGTCCCCGGCCAGGATGGAGGTGGTTCCTCTTCATCCCTCGCAGACTGAGGCCAAAATTCAGAAGCTCCGATGAATGCCGTCGTTGAGCACAAGCCCAAAGAGAAATCCGCTTATGAGCGCCTACCACGGCGCTACAGGCGTTTGGTCGATCAATACGTCAATGGCGCCACCGGCTCAGATGCGGCCCGGAATGCGGGGTGCAAAAGTCCACACGTTCGAAATGTGGCATATCGACTGCTACGAAAACCGGAGATTCAGGCCGCGATTGCAGAGCGCGAGGCATATGCAGTTCAAGAGGCGGGCGTGCGTCATGTGCGCACACTCAAGGAGCTTGCCGCGATTGCCTACGCTGATCCGCGATTGCTCGTTGACCCGGAGACCGGCAAGGCGCTGCAGCTCAAAGATTTGCCGGCAGAGATTGCAGCGGCAATTTCCAGCGTTGAGGTCGAGGAAATCAGCATCGGTGGCGAGACCGGCACGCGCTACAAATATCGCTTTTGGGACAAAGGCAAGGCGCTCGACAAGCTGGGCCAGTATCTCAAGCTCTGGGATAGCAAAGGCCCGACGGTAAACGTCGATGCCCGAAGCGTCACCGTCAACGCACCAGGAGGCCACGAAGCTCTACAGGGAGCTCTTCGACTGCTGGGCCAAGTTAAGTCCCTCGGATCTGTTGAGCCAGCAGCGCCTGGCGATTCGAACCGATCTGTACTACCTGCTGAGATACGTGCTGGGAAGGAATGATGTTGACCATCCATGGATGTATGAGCGCATCCGTGAGGTGGAGCGCAATCCAGACGGGCACCTGGACCTGTGGGCGCGTGATCACCGCAAGTCGACGATCATCACCTATGCCAAGACCATCCAGGACATCCTGGCGTCACATGGCGAGGATCCGCTGCCTGAGTGGCAGGGCATGGAGCCGACCTTCGGCATCTTCAGCCATACCAGGGGCATTGCCGCGGAGTTCGTGCGGCAGATTAAGCAGGAGTTGCAGAGCAATGAGCACCTCATCGCGCTGTTTCCTGATGTGCTCTACGAAAACGCCGAGCGTGACGCGCCTCGCTGGTCCGTGCAGAACGGCCTCACGGTCAGGCGCAAGAGCAACCCGAAGGAAGCAACTGTCGAGGGTTGGGGCTTGGTCGACGGTCAGCCCACGTCGAAGCACTTCAACGTGCTCATCTATGACGACGTGGTGACAATCGACAGTGTGACCACACCGGAGATGATCCAGAAGACCACGGCGGCATGGGAACTCTCACTCAACCTCGGCGATCGCAATCCGCGCATGCGGGGCATTGGTACGCGATACAACTTCGGCGACACCTGGCGCGTGATCATTGAGCGCAAGGCGCTGAAGCCGCGCATCCACACAGCGACGCACGATGGCACGCTGACGGGCCGGGCTGTGTATCTCACGCAGGCTGAGTTGGAAAAGAAGATCACAAACATGGGTCCGTATACGGCCAGCGCTCAGTTGCTCCAGAACCCGATTGCCGACAGCAAGCAGACATTCCAACGCTCCTGGCTTGAGCACCGCTATGGGGCCGAATTGTCATGGGAGGGCATGACCCGAGCACTGATCTGTGATCCGGCAAACAGCAAGACCAAGAAGTCCGATTACACGACCATGGCCGTGATCGGGCTCAACCACGACAAGAAGTACTACCTGCTTGACTTCATCCGCGATCGCATGAATCTAAAGGAACGTGCAGCCGAGTACTTCAGGCTGCACAAGAAGTGGCGCCCGCACCATGCGGCCTATGAGGAATACGGGCTACAGGCCGACACACAGCACCTCGAATCGCTCATGGACGGTGGTAACGGCAAGCCGCCGTATCACTTCCGAATCGAGACGCTGGCAGGCAAGCTCTCAAAGGCAGACCGCATCAATCGCCTCATTCCGATCTGCCAAGCAGGTGACTTCTGGATGCCCGAGAACCTGTTCCGCACCAACAGCGAGGGCAAACTGGAAGAGTTGATCTCGGTGCTGGTCGAGCAGGAGTTCCTGGCCTGGCCCGTGCCGGTGCATGACGATGGCCTGGATGTCATCTCCCGCATTTTCGATGTCGAGCACCTATCGTTCCCGGATCCAGAGACCGAGCCGACGAAGGACGATCGTTACAATCGTCACCGCAAGCAGCGACGTGGCAGTTGGATGAGTTACTGAGTAACATGGCATCACCTATGCGCGCAGCCCCCACCGAGTACTCAGGTGAGGCCGGGGCACCGAAGCAGGAAACCGATGAGCACGCCGAAGTGCTCTCCGAGTTCAACGCTCGTTTCAAGCATTCAAAGTCCCATTGGACTGAATGGCGGTCGGAGGCGCGCAATCTCTACGATTTGAAGGCCGGCCGGCAGTGGGATGAAGATGACGAAGCTCGGCTGCGCGAGGAGTGCCGGCCAGCGGTGACCTTCAACGTCGCGGACAAGTACGCCGATGTGATGGTCGGCCTGCAGATCAACAATCGCCAGGACATTCGCTTCTTCCCTCGCGAGGCTGGTGATGCGCAGGTCTCTGAGGTGATGACTGGCGCGGTCCAGTGGGGCCGCGATCTGTGCGATGCCTCGGATGATGAGACAGACGCCTTTCTCGATGCCATGTGGACCGGCATTGGTTGCATGGAGGGCTATCTCGACAAGGATCTTGAGGCCGCGGGCGTGCCGGCCTGCCAGCGCGTCGACAACATGGAGGTTTACCCCGATCCCTCGGCCCGCAAGCGCAACTTCGCCGACGCTCGCTATGTGATCCGTCTCAAGGAGATGGAGCATGACGAGTACGAGGATCTGTTCGGCGCGTCGTACTCCGCCGATGAGGATTTCGAGCAGTTCATCGATGACGAAGGCGACATACAGGTTATCGAGGAACCGCAGGACTACAACTCCGAGCCCGGTTCAAACGGTCTGCTGAAGCGCAAGAAGTGCATGGTGGCCGACTATCAGTATTGGAAGCGCGAGAAACGATACATCGTCACCCATCCGCAGATGGGGCAAAAGGAGCTGACCGAGGACGAGTACAAGGCCTATGAGGATTTCTTCAAGCGCGCCCAGCAGAATGGGCAGCGCTTCGCCGTGCAGACCATCAAGCGCAAGGTCTACTACCGCGCCTGGATCAGCAAGGGGCGCATCGCCACCGGCGAGAATGGATTTGGCTTGTCTCCATACCAGGGCGGTTTCACCTATCACCTGATCACCGGCAAGCGCGATCGGAACAAGAACACGTGGTACGGCATCGGCCGCGCGATCCTGGAGCCGCAGAAATGGCTCAACAAATTCTTCTCGACCATCCTCTACTCGATGATGACCAACGCCAAGGGCGGGCTCATGGCCGAGGAGGATGCGTTCAAGGATCCGCGCAAGGCCGAATCCGAGTGGGCGAATCCCGCATCCATCACCTGGCTGAAGAAGGGCGCGCTCATCGACGGCAAGGTGCAGCCGAAGCCGCCAGCGCCGTATCCGCAGGGTCTTGATCGTCTCATGGAGTTCACGCTCGGCTCGCTGCCGCAGGTCACCGGCATGCCCGTCGAGCTCATGGGGCTGACCGACAAGGTGCAGACCGGCGTCGTCGAGGCGCAGCGCAAGCAAGGCGCCATGTCGATCATCGCCTGGGCGTTCGATGCCATGCGCCGCTACTACCGTTCGATCGGCCGGCAGATGGCGCGCTATGTTGTCGACTATGTGCCTGAGGGCACGCTGGTGATGATCAACGGCGAGACCAGCAAGCAGTACGTGCCGATCATCAAGAAACAGCTGTCACTCAACTTCGATGTAATCGTGGACGAGGCCCCGACCAGCGTGAACCAGCAGGAACGCGTGTGGGCAGTGCTGGAAGGCATGATTCCGCAGTTGTTGCAGTCGGGCATCCCCGTGACGCCAAAAGTGCTCGATTACAGCCCGCTGCCGGCGGATCTCATCGCCGACTGGAAGAAGATGCTTTCGCCCGATCCAAATAAGCAGCAGCTTCAGCAGCGCCAGGAGCAGGCAACAGTCGCGAAGGTTGAGAGCGAGGTTCAGAAGAACCAGACTCAAGCCCAGCTCAATATGGCGAAGGCAAGCGAGACCGCGGCGAACGCACAGACGAAGCCCGGTGAAACGCAAGCCAACACCGAGCTCAAACAGATGCAAGCATTAAAGACCGCAGCCGAAGCAGGCGCGGCACAAGCGGGGAGTTTTGGCCGGAGTGGAACCAAATGAGCGTAGACGTTGAAACATTGATGCCCGAGATTGAGCCGACCGAGACGCCGCCGGAGATGCCGGAGGCTGAGTTGAATGTCACACCGCCCGAGGACAAAGAGCCGCAGGCGCGTGCTGAGGATGGAAAGTTCAAGGGCAAGGATGAGCCGAAGCCGAAAGAGCCCGAGGTCAAGCTGCCCGAGCAGAAGCCGGCGAAGGAGCAGCGTGCGATCCCGCTGGCCGCGTACTTGGAGGACAAGAGCAAGTGGCAAGCTGAGAAAAAAGCCCTGGAAGAGCGGCTGGCAAAGCTTGAGACGCCACCGAAAGCACCCGATCCGGAGCCGAGCTTCGAGACTGACCCGAAAGGTTACACCGACCACAAGGTGAAGGCCGCGCTCGCACTGTTGGAGCAGCAGAAGGCTGAGGTTAAGACTGAGGTCGAGCAGGTCAAGCAGACCGCACAGATGTCAGCGGAGCAGGCCGAGCGCTTGCAGTTCTCACAGCATTTGCAGGTGGCCGAGCAGGAGTTCGTGAAAGCAAACCCGGACTACTACGATGCGCTGTCGCATGTTCGCCAAATCCGCGCTCATCAACTGAAGCTCATGGTTCCCGATATCACCGACGAGCAGATCATGCAGCAGGTCGGTCAGGAGGAGATGAATCTGGCCATGCAGTTGGCGCGCGCAAATCGCAACCCGATTGCGACGGTGTATCAGCTCGCCACGGCCTATGGGTATCAGAAGAAAGATCCATCGAAAGGCACAGATACGCTCAAACTGCCCGATATTCCCGGTGGGCCCAAACAATTGCCACCTGATCAAACATTGGGCAGCGGCGGCGGGCGAGGTGGTGATACACCTGCAGACGAAGGTGACAAAGACGAATTCGACCAAGCCTGGGCCGAAATGTTTGGTAAGCGCAAGGCTTCGTAGTTGAATCGTTCCACATGAAACATTAGGATCTGACCTGGCTGCGCCCGAGCCCATCGGGCGTTTCAGTTGGATACTCACTGTGCCCTGAGCAAAGCAGTATCGGTCGGGTAGGTCACTATCCGCTCGTACCTCAAGCGAGTTACGCACGCCGTGGCGAACCACAAGCGGCAACACAGGCGACACCTGCCGGGGTGTGTCTTGGCGTAACCGCTTTGAGGTTTTCCCATGGCAGACACAAATTACGGGTTGAATCACCCGTTAGCGATCAAGAAATGGGCGCCTTCGCTCATGCGCGAGGCGTTGAAAAAGACGCACGCCATGCAGTTCATGTCGAAGGGCAAAGATTCGATTGTCACGATCAAGACCGATCTCACGACCAGCGATGGCGGCGATCGTATCCGCGTTGGTATTCGCTCGCAGCTCGGCGGCCGCGGCGTCCAGGGTGACAACACCTTGGAAGGCAATGAGGAGGCGCTGGAAACGTTCAATCAGGATGTATACATCGACCAGTTGCGCCATGCCTCACGCTCAGCCGGCAAGATGTCCGAGCAGCGTGTGCCGTTCTCGGTACGAGATGAGGCTCGTGATGCGCTCGCCGACTGGTGGTCGGATCGTATCGATACTTGGTTCTTCAATCAGCTCTGCGGCAATACCGCGCAGCCGGATCTGGTGTATGTCGGCTTCAATGCAGCGGTAGCACCGGACGCCGATCACATCACGTACTTCGATTCGGGCTCGACATCCGAGGGCTCTATCAGCGCCTCCACGGTGGCCGAATTCAACCTCAACGCCATCGATTCGGCGGTTGAAAAGGCGAAGCTCGCCAAGAACGCGCTGCGCCCGATCAACATCAACGGCAAGAAGCACTATGCGATGTTCATTCACCCCTACCAGGTGACGAGCTTGCGCAAGCGCACAGCCTCGGGTCTGTGGCAGGACATCCAGAAGTCGGCCATCCAGGGCGGTGAGACCACGGGCAACCCGCTCTTCACGGGCGCACTCGGCATGTACAACAATGTCGTGCTGCACGAGTCGACCCGCATCCCGGTGAGTCCGACGAATGCCAACGTTCGGCGCGCGGTGCTCTGTGGCGCTCAGGCGGCGAGCATCGCGTTCGGCCGAGGCTACGGCAAAGAGGTGTTCACGTGGGTTGAAGAGCTCTTCGACTACAAGAACAAGCTCGGTGTCGCGGCGGGCTGCCAGGCCGGCATGGTCAAAACTCGATTCAACGGCTCGGACTACGGCACGGTGGTTGTCCCCACCTACGCCGTGGCCAGCAATTAAGGAGAACGCACCATGGCAAACGTCAAAGTTGGTCTTGGCGCGGCGAGCGCTCAGCCTCAAACATTGCACATCGGGCCGAATGCCGTTGTCTGTCGCATCTCGCTTTCTGCCACCACGTCTGCAGGCGATGTGCTGCAGATCGGCAAGCTGCCCAACGGCGCGATTCCGACCGATGTCGTGTTCTACCGGGGCCCTGCGCTTCCCGATAACACCATCTGGAAGTTTGGTTGGTCGGCTTCACAGGCTGCATTCCTAACGTCGCGCAGCTACTCCGCTGGTGAGGGTGGGGCACATCGCGGCAACGTGGCGCTGACGGCGAGTATTTCGCTGTCGGATGACGCGGTGGTTCAATACGAGCACATCGTTGCCGTCCCGGCCGCCGTAGTGTCTGTTGGTCATTACGGTAACTTGGTCGTCAGCTACGTGATGCCAGGGCAGACACCGTAATGGCCGTCAAAGCGTTGTTTGTGCCGCACGGAGTTACCAATTCTGGATCAAATATCCAGATTTCGTGCAGCGGCCTTGTTATAGGCGGGTCGGCGTTTGATGAGGATTTCATCATCGGTACGGATGCCGGAATTCCCAACCTGAATGCTGTTCTTGCTGATGCAGTGAAGACATACCTCTCCGGAGCGCCTCACAACGTCACCTTCAATAGCGGTGATGTTGTGAGAATGGTTCCGGCGATTCTTTAGTAACTAACCATCTCCCCGCCGGCCGGGCTCCGGCGGGGAGTTTTGAGGAACCACATGGCACAAGAAATCGGCCTCGCGGCTGTATGTGATGAGATCGGTCAAGCGTTCGGACGCTCAGACCTGCAACGAGTCGACCAACTTCTCTGGCCTGCACTCGACCAATTTCCCGAAGTTCCACAACTCTGGTTCTACGCCGGCAATCTGAACTTCCAAATGGGCCGCGTTGCACTGTCCGATGCATGCTTCCAGCGGTGCGTGGATCTGGATAGCAGCCCGCTCGTGCTCGCGAATCAGGGCGCGGCAAAACGCCGATTGAATCAACACGACGAGGGTATAGCAGTGCTCAAGGCTGCGCTTGAGCGTGCGCCAGATTACGAGCCCGCCCTGGTCAACCTGGGCTCCATGTTCGTGAACGAGGGCACGCCGGAACTCGGTATCCCACATTTGGAGCGTGCGTGCGAACTCGGCGCGATGAAGGGCAAATACGAGAAGGGCTCGCGTTGGAATCTGGCGTTGCTGTATCTCGAAGCGGCTCGATTCAAAGAAGGCTTTGACTTGTATCGCACCGGCCTTGGTGCTGAGCGCCTGGTGCGCAATTACGGGGTCGATGACATTCCCGAACCAGTGCAACTCCAGCCCGAACACAAAGGCGGCACGCTGATCGTCTATGGAGAGCAGGGCATCGGTGACGAATTGATGATGGGCCAGCTCATCAAAGACGCTCAGGAAGAGTTCGACGAGGTGATTTTCGAATGCCACCCACGACTGGAGAAGCTGCATCGTGCTGCACATCCCGGACTCAAACTCTATCCAACCCGCAAAGACACACACATCGCCTGGCCGGCCAACGATCGTGTCCGTGCCGACTACAAGGCCCCCATCTTTGATCTTGCGTCGCGCTATCGCACGGACCTTGAGAGCTTCAAGGCGGGCTGGCGAAAACGAGGCGCCACCTACAAAGCCGATGCTGAGGAATCCGCTCGTTACCGCCGCACTCTGGTGGATGCGGCGGCTGGTCGGCCGATCATCGCGTTAGCAGCTCACGGCGGGGTCCCGACCACTGCGCGACTCTATCGGACCATGCGCATGGGCGACGTGGAGCGGCTGTTCAAGGAAACGGATGCGTTCTTCGTCTGTGTCGACTACGACGACATGTCGGACTTCGCCATTGAGGTGCTGGACAAGTTCGGAGAGGGTCGCTTCCAGTGGACACCGTCGATTGTTCAACACTGGGACTACGACCACGTTGCGGCGTTGCTGGCCGCTTGTGACATGACCGTCACTGTCTGCCAGAGCGTGTTCCATCTGTCCGCTGGCATGGGGCTGAAGACTCGCTGTTTGACGCCGAAGCGCTGTGCGTGGCGCTACGCGCTCATTCCGGATGAGCCGGAGCTTTCGTACTGGTATCCGGATCCGAACGTGAAGCTATATCGCCAGGACAGCGAGAACGGCTGGGGCACGGCGCTGGATCGCGTGATTGCTGATATTCGGGGGCTCGCATGACGCTGCAAACCGGAACCGGAATCATGGGCGGCCCGCGGCGCTGGGACATCCTTGCAAGCTTCATGCTCGAAATGGGCCTGAAATCGTTTGTGGAGGTTGGCTGCAAGGAAGGTAGGACTACCGGCCACATCCTGGCTAACGTTCCAGACTCGCGCGTGATCGCCATCGACCCATGGTGCCAGCAATTGCCCAGCGCTCACGATAAGACACGCGAAACTTATGAGGAATGGGAATTCGACAAGATCGAGCGCGAGTTCTGGGTGAACGTTGGCGAACATCGGGCCCGTTGCACGATGCTTCGCGAGACCTCAGAGGCCGTCGCGAAAGGGCATGCATTCCTAACTCCCGGCGATGTCGATCTCATCTTCATCGACGCCCTTCACGACTACGAGAGCGTCAAGCAGGATATCGCGCTGTGGTGGCCCAAGGTGCGCATCGGCGGGATCTTATCGGGCCACGACTTCAATCATCGCTGGCCCGGCTGTGAGCGCGCGGTCGCTGAGTCATTCGATCTGATGCAGGTCGGCGTTGCGCCCGATTCGGTGTGGTTCGTGGTCAAAACGTCGGAGGATCAATTCCGTGGCTAAGCGAGAAAAGCTCACGTTGCGGAAGCCGACGCCGGCCGATCCAATCAAGATCGCGCTGTCGCTGCAGATCGGCCTCCGCTACATCGATCGCGGCGGACGGTACACGGCGCAGGCGCTGGTGACCATCTGTCCAGCCGACCACGCAGAACAAACGTGGATCGACATCCCTCTGGTCCCTGAGACCTACGGCGAGGCGCAGGCATGAGCAGCTATTTCTGGTTCGTGCGCGGTGCTGAGCACGCCGCGATGTGTCAGCAGTCCATCGATTCGGTGCGCCGCGTGGATTCGCGCGCCCGGTGCTTTGTTGTGACGGATGAGCAACAGCCAGCGTGGGAGGTCGATGTCGGCGTCTACCATATGACGTCCGGCCAACCCATCATGCTGGCCAATCTCGACGCACAAGTGATGGCGCTCGGTGTCGCGATACCGAATGAGCCGGTGATATTTCTCGATACCGACATCCTGCTCGTGCGGCCGATTCCAATCGTCGCCGCTGATTTGATCGTGACATGGCGCGATCACGTCGGTATGGTCGACGGCGAGGAAGTGGAAGGCGTGGCCGCGCAAATGCCATACAACTATGGCGTTCTCATTGCCGACCCGAATGCGCGCGTGCTGGAAGCGTTTATCTGGATGCGTGAGCGCATTAGGAAGATGCACAACGGCTACAAGCAGTGGTACGGCAACCAGATCGCGCTTGCCGAACTGTGCGGGCGGAAACCGGCGACGCCTCCCGCCGGGCCAGAAATGCGCTCGATCCCGTGGGCGCCAGCGAGTAGACCGGGCTATGGAATCAGCGTCGCCAAGGTTTCGTGCGACGTCTTCAACTACACGCCGCAGGCGGAAGATGAGGACATTTCGAGCAAGGTGGTGCTGCACTTCAAGGGTAAGCGTCGCGATCTCATGCCGGCATATGCCAAGCGCCTGGGGGTCGCATGATCCACTCTGTCTACGTCGGGTACGACCGGCGCGAACCGCGAAGTTATATCGCCACCTGTCGGAGCCTCATCGACAATGCAACTGTGCCGGTTCTGATTCAGAAGCTTGACAGCGAGCGACTGGCCGACAACGGGCTGTTGCGGCGTCCGCAGGACACACGCGGGCAGCGTTACGACATCCTATCGAACGCGAACGCATCCACCGAGTTCGCCATCTCGCGATTTCTGGTGCCGATCCTGCAGCAGCAAGGCTGGGCGCTGTTCGTCGATTCGGATGTGATTTTCCTTGAGGACATTGCCAAGCTATTCGAACTCCGTGACGAGTCGAAGGCGGTGATGTGCGTCAAGCATAAGCAGGAGGCGGGTCCATCCGTGAAGATGGACGGCCAACTGCAGCAGTTCTATGCGCGCAAAAACTGGTCCAGCGTGATGCTGTTCAACTGCGATCATCCAGCGAACAAGCGATTGTCGCTGGTCGATGTGCAGGAGCGCCGCGGGCTCTATCTGCACAGCTTCGGGTGGCTGCACGACAGCGAGATTGGCGAACTCCCCCGGTCCTGGAACTTCCTCGTCGGCGTCACTCCTGTTGTCACCACATCGCCGTTTGAAGTGAACCTGCTTCACTACACGCTGGGCACGCCCGAACTGGGTGTCTCTTCAGTGTTTGATGACTACTGGTACAAATATGCGCCGCCGGCAGATTGCAGCTCAGCAGCAGCGTGACCTTGCCGCCAAGCTCAGGATAGAATCGCCGCAAGGTCGGGTCTGTCCGACCTGTGGCGCGGTATCTGGCTGGGACGCGCCCTCAACAGAGGGCGGTCATGTCAACACTCGGCCAAGTCGTCGCAAAAATCCGCGAGGACATCAATCGCGGTAGTGACGCTGACGCGCGCATTAAGCGCGCGGTCGCCGAAGCAATCCATTTCTATCGAAACCGCCGCGTCGGTTTCAACATCAAACGCGCTTACGCCGCTGTCTCCTCCGGCAATGAGTACGTGAGTCTGCCCACCGACTGGATCGAGGCGGACTTCATGCAGCTGACCGATGGCACTCGCCGAGAGGTTCTCGACGAGGTGACATACGACTGGATCGAAGACCGCCTCGGCCCGACCGATGAGCGCGGCGAGCCGTACAAATACGCCATCCAGAATCGCACGCTGCGGCTCTATCCCATCCCCGATCGCACATACACGCTGATGTTCAGCTTTCAGTTCGAGCTGAAAGACGTGTCCGAGTCCGCATCTGATGGCGTAACCAATGCGTGGCTGAACGAAGGCGAGCAACTTATTCGACGGCGAGCCATGGCGGACATGTACGTCCACTACATCGGCGGCCAGGAAGCGGTGGCCATGGGTCAGCTGCTTTATCACGAATGTTCCGATCAGCTTCTGCCAGCGCTTGAGATGCAAGCCGCGCGCGAGCAGTCATCCGGCCGCACCAAACCTTTCATTTGAGGAGTCAACATGGCAGGTCCAATCAATCCAGACACGATCACGTTCGACGCTCCGATCGCATACACCGATGGCACGTCGATACCTGAGAACGGCATCGCTCGATATGAATATGGCTTCTCGCAGAGTCAGACGGGGCCGTTCACGCAGATCGTCGCGGACAGTGACTTCACGCCAACACCGCAGGGCAAGCAGACGCATGAATTGAGCTTGAGCGGCTTTGCGTTCGGTCAATGGTACGCCGCGGGGCGCGCGGTCAGTTCCGACAACCAAGTCTCGGCATGGTCGAACGTTGCGCCGTTCGAAGTGCGCGCTCGCACGCCGAATCCGCCCACGGGTTTTACTGTCGGCTGAACTGGCTACCCCGATGGTTCCGCCGATTACTAGGGTGCAGGGGCTGACATGCCGCGAACTCGTGCGCCGAGGAATTTCGAAGTGCTGAGCCTTCGTCGCCGGGGATTCTCGACTTCTCGCAGTCCTGGCGTTGGAAGCGCTGTGCTTGCGAATTCAGCGCCATCCATCATTCTGGATGGAACGCCGCAAGATCCCTACGCTCTGCGCTCGCCAATCGCGTCCGATAAATTTATCGATCCGAGCGCGGCCAATGACCTCGGCAGTGGGACGGAAGCGAACCCGTGGAAGACTCTCACTTCTGCTCGTGCTAATACGCTGCAGCCGGGCCAGCATCTATGGATCAAGGCCGGTACGATTACAAGTTGGCCGAGTTTGTTGTCCCTGCCATCAGGGACGGCGCAAAACCGTATTGTGATTGCCGCTTACCCGGGGCAGACACCGACAATTATATTTCCAACTGCTGGCTTAAGCTCTCTAGATGGTTATCCGGGGTTTGGCAGTCCGGGCGGTACCGCCTATTGGAGCCTCCATGGACTGAACTTCGAAGTTCCAGGTATGTGCGGAATATTGTTTGGTATCCATCAATGGAATCTGCAAGAGGTCAACTGTTCGAATATTCGTGTTGTTGATTGCACGGGGCACACCAGTGTCGCCACGAGCGATAATGCCGGAATTTTATTCTTTGATGGTGGCGCAGATTATATTGAAGTAGTTCGTTGCAACTTCAACGCAGCCGGCGCAACCGGCGGAGATGGAAGAGGCAATCGGGCATTGATATGGACCGATTTTTCAACTTATTTTTCGCTCATCGGCTGCATTCTTGATGCTGATGGAGTCTCTTTGCCGTTCTACCATAAGCATTCAAATTTCCAAGCCGCTGGAACTACTCAGAGAATATTTAAAAACAACATCATCATGAATGGTAGTCGCGGCGCGCTGTTCTGCGGTCGCTATTTCCAGATTACTAATAACGTATTCAGGAACGTAAACTTGGACTTCGCCGATCAAGGCGGATTCGACGTAGGTCGCGGCCTGAATACCGTTCGTCACAACACGTTCTATATCACTGTTGGAAACAATTTCGGTATTCAGTTTGTGAACAACGATGGCGGCTCCGCCGCTGGCGAGAACTTCGACAATGTCTTTGCGGATAACGTCGTCACGCAGACTGGCTTCTTATGGGATGGAGCGACATCTGGCGTGGATATTCGCACCGTATCCAATAACAATGTTTACGACAACGGAAGCAGCGAAATACGTCGGGTCAATACATTTTATTCGCTGGCTGGATATAAATCGGCATTTCCAACTAGAGAGATAAATTCTATCGCAGGAAATATAACTTTCTCCGGCGGCAGTTCAATGACTACTAATCCGTCGCAATGGGCGCTTACTGGCGCTGGGCGGAATGCCGCGAGCGACGGAACGGATTGCGGAGTCGATGCATCGAAACTCCTGACGGTGAACTAGAATGTCATGGTCTAACGTCAAAGGCTTTAACTTCCGCGAGTCGAATGCCTTCGTTACCGATGGCACCAACGAAATTCCGGACATCGGGCAGACTTATCCGCGCTCGGTCACGATTGACTCCGATACATTCAACGTCGGTTGGGATACTGACAAAACGCTAGCCACTGGCACAGATCAGGTTCGCGATCGCGATGCTGCTATCGATCGCCGCTTGGCGGGCATTGCATTCATTGGCAACAGCAGCGGCGCGAGTAAATATCGCATCAATCTGCCCGAGGCAGGGCAATACCAAGTTCGTATAGCCGCTGGTGACGCGGATTCGGCACGAACCCTTCACTTCCGAGTTTTAGATAACACAACGCAGCTGGTGTCATACCAGGCTGTTGAAACCGCCACCGACCAATGGATGGATGCCACTGGCGTGGTGCGTACTTCCGCTGCGGATTGGGTGTCGAATAACGCGGCGCTGACCGTCACGATGAGCACTACCGCGCTCATCATTGAGATCGGCACGGTAGACGGTAGTGGATCCAACATCTCGGCCCTGTCGCATGTATCGGTAGTGCAAACCGGTGGAAGTTCGTCCACGGTGACGCCAACGACTGGCTCTGTTGTTGCTGAAGGTCGCGCTCCATCGGTCAACCCGTTCACCAACGTCAGAATCCGCGAGGTGCTCATAAACGCGGCCGGATCGCCTGTAGCCAATCAGACGGGCATTCACTTGGTCGTCTGGTACGGTGGCGTACCAACCGGTGCGCCGGACCTGTCCTATAGCAGCATGACGACCGACGCGAATGGCTCCACGTCTTGGAGTCTTGCGACGGGATCGCTGGTATACAACCAGAAGATTTTCTATGTGGCGCATGACGGGCATGCATCGCTGTCCGCTTATACCTGCGCCCAGATGATTCCGACGTACAGCTGATGGCACGCCTGTATTCCAATCTGCTGGACGGATCGGGGCGGCGATTCTATTTCACCCTCGACAGTGCTGCGGGCCTCTCACCGGCCACGGCGTCGATTAGCGTCACTGGCCTGACCCCGACAGTTTTTGCGCCGGTTGAAGTATTCCGCACGCCGGCCACGCTGGTGATTACTGTCAACGGTCAATTGGCCACGGCTCAGCCGCGATTGACCCCAGCGGTCGCTGCCATCGCCACAACAGGGCTGGCTCCAACGCTGCTGACTCAAATGGTGGTGACGAATGCACTGCCGCCAGACTATACCGATCTGCCGGATAACCCGCCGACAGTACTATTCATCAATACGGTGACGCCAGCGCCAGCGCAAATCTCCCTAGCGGGGCTTTTCCCGAACGCCTCTCCTGGTGGAAACATTGCCTTCGTCTCGCCTGGCGTCGGTGTTGTGACGTTGCAGGGACAGACGCCAACGCTGATCTTTCTGGAAGCTGTGACAGGTCAAATCAGTGTCAACGGACTGCAGCCTTCATTGCTCACCTCCACCGTCGTGACGCCGGAGATCGGCCAAATCACAGTGAATGGTCGAGATATCACATTGAGCCTGCCGTTTAGATGGATCGATGTGGATGCTCCACCGCCGCTTCAGTGGACCACTACCACTGGGGTGGCTGCGTGATAGTATAGAAGGGCCGCGAGGATTCCCCTCGCCGCGTCGGCATGGCCGGACGACTCAACCCCTAGGGCGAAAGCCCGGAGTATTCGTCCATGGCCGCAGGTTCCGTCGTTTTCTACCAGCACGCGCTTGAAGACATGGCGCGGGGTCTGCTCGATCTGCAGAGCATGACGCTGGTGGTCAGCCTCGTATCGCAGGGCTATACGCCCAACGCGAAATCACATTCCGTCTACTCGGCCGATGCGTCGGCGAACGTCATCACCTCATCTGGCTATGCCGATCGCACGCTGGCGGGCTCCACCGTGGCCCGTACCTCGGGCTCGTATGTCACCTGGGATGGCAATGACCTGACGCTATCTGCTGCTGCGACGATCAAGGCGAAGTACGCGGTGATCTATCGCCAGACCGGCGGTCAGCGCCTGGTGTGCTACTTCGACCTGGAGACCACGCAGACCACTGGCGTTGAAGTTACGCAGCTCGTGATTCAATGGAACGCGCTCGGTATCGTGCAGTTCAATAACCCGTCGGCCTAATCGAACGAGGCTGACGTGGCCCTCGAAACCGCGAGCTATGTCGCGAATCTAGTCGAGTCGAACCCGGACGGGCTCGACCAACGCTCTACGGCCGACAATCACCTGCGGCTGATCAAAGCCGCGCTGAAGCGCACCTTCCCTAAGATGGATGGGGCGGTGTCGCTGTCTTCGGTGCAGGTGATGTACCTCAATGATGTTTCGGCGTCGGTGCAGTTGCAGCTGAATCAGCTTCGCGATGGCTCAGCGACTGCCAATAACGCGCTCTATGCAAATTCTGCTTCCATCGCGCTGTATGCGAATTCGGCGAGCTTCGCCTCGCTGGCGCGAACCGCGAACTCGGCAAGTTATGCGACTCTCGCCGGGCAAGCGGCTTCCGCTTCATTCGCAACGCTCGCGGCGACGGCCAACTCGGCGAGCTATGCCACCCTCGCTGGCACTGCCGCAGTCGCGACGCAAGCGGGGACAGCAACGCTCGCACTGACAGCAAACAGCGCAAGCTATGCCGCGCTCGCGGGTACGGCGGCGCTTGCTAACACCGCAACAACCGCGAGCAATGCGAGCGCGGTGGGTGGCCTATCCCCGACCACAGCTGCATCCGCAAGTACGATCGCCGCGCGCGATTCGAGCGGCTACCTGCATGCAGCCTACTACCGAATGACCGCCGCTATTGCTAATCCG